TTCCAATGGAATGATCTAACCACGTTGCACACATTAACGTCGTGTGTGTTCAACTATGATACGTCCTTTAAATGCGGGACTCAGCACCTCTTAAACTTGTAGTCTCTATAAAACCGGGCACCCCGGAAAATTCAAAACTACTTGAAAAAGACGTGACCGGAGAGGCCCATGACAATATTGCCACCCAAGCGACTACCACTTGGTTTGTTTAACGTCATCAATAAGACGTGTTATAATAAAGCTATAACAATGTTGGTGTGTAATACACCACTGGTGCAGCGACAAACCCATGTAAAGAAAAATCATCTGCAGCAGACACATACACGGCCAACTGCCCATCAAGGACTGCTGCGTTAGTGTTTGTAATTGACGCATAAACAGAAATACCCTGATTATGATTCAAAGAATTGTCGCCTATTCGGCACGATGCAAAACGTCTAGCCGAATGATATGGAATCTCAGCATCAGCATGCATTCGAAAACCGTCAGTTGAAGCTCCAATTGCCAATCCAGATACTCCACTATTTGGCGCACCGGTGATAAATTTCTTAGATCCATCACTAGAACTGGCAAACGGCGCATAAGGATTTTGTAAAAAAGCATAATTCGTAGCTGCTGTGTTTCGCACCAATTTCAAATTAGTGAAATTAATACCTGACATGGACTGATCTCGAACGCGCCATCTTACTCCACCGCGTCGTGCCAAAAACATGGAAGAAAACCATGTTAATGGCGTCTGATAAACATAATTATAAGGCACTGCTCCTGCCAAATGCATGGCACCAGGTGCTTTACCACGATGTAATGGAAACGCAGAAAAATTTAATCTATAAACCAACGACCCTGCACCAGGAACAGAAGGAAAAGCCACTGACATATAGCTAACGTACCTTTTTAAAAGATATCGCAAACTTGTCACAGGATCTCCGTGATGCACCATGGGCGCTTTATCCGTTTTTGGAATGTACTTACCAAATGTTGCATGAGGTTTCGCACGCTGCGCTAAATGATCCTCTAACTCTAATGACCCACTCTGTGGATACAAAGAATAGTTATCAATGCTGTCAATAGGATCGAACATCTCAAAATCAGGTCCAGCAGAAACAAACATCAAAACGTCCACTAAGGTAGTTGCAGCATTTGCGCAAGTTAACTCATTAACCACTGATAAAGCAACATGACCATTGCTATCAAGCGGACTATAATTAACAGGCGTTGAACCATAAATTGACCCAACGCCGTCTAATCCAGGACGCAAGGGTCGTAAATATGGAATGTTAGACATGTACCCAACGTCAATAATGGCTTCATGGGATTCCGCCAAATCCCAAACGTATGTATATGCTGTGTTATACTCTATTGGGGTTAAAGCCGACGCCGTGATACCATTAGGATCAAAAGTTATGCGCAAACGCCCCTTATGGAACGTAGACGCAACAGCGACAAATCTATATCTCAACGACCCCCTCCATTGGCGAAATGCTTGCATTGCATAGCCCAACGGCGACATTGCTATTTGTTGTGAACCCCCGGTACCTGGACCATTGGCCCAATATACTGGGTTAACATTAGCATAAAATATGTTGAAATCAGGCGTTGCAGTTGAATTCCACGCAAATTTTGTAATATACGTTTCTCTCTCCACTATAGAAGATAATAACATTTCATCCTTGCGTGCTAACCCAACAATACTAGGATCTATTGTTACTTCCTGTTTATCGTCCAAAGTCATTTTAAAAATGGGATCGTGCTGTGTCGCACTGGCCAAATTTGGATTTACTCTAGGCACCATATACGTCATATCACTAACAATGTTGGGCTTAGAAAAACCTAAAGCCACTGCAATTTTGTGCCCATAATGTAACACAGTCTGTGACGCTAAGGCATATGGTCGAATCCAAGTTATGTTTGACAATAACCCGACAACATCTGCCAACACGCCTAATGGTTTAGAAATTATACCTTTACCATATTCGTCTCCAGACTGAGGAACCAAACTTGGTAAATTTGAACTTGTTGGAGCACCAAAAACAACATTTTCT